ATGTCGGTGGCAAGATCAGTTACACCCGCATCCCGTCCGCCGAAGATTTTTCGTGACGCGATGGGTAACTGGAAATCCACAATCAAGGTCCGCGATCTGGACGATGAGCAACGGCTTGAACTGACCTGCAAAAAATGCGGTCGCGTGACCTACGCGACAAAGAAACTGCTTTGCGAGGGAACTGATCGTTCACAAAAATATCTGGATGAGATCGAGGCGAAGGTCCGATGCAAGGCGCGCGGTTGTCATGGTCATATGCGCATGGCGATGGTTAGACTCCATGAAATGAGCGGTTTCGTCGGCGGCCTGGCATAAGCGGAGAGGACACTTTGGCTGGACGGCGATAATAAGTGCCCTACCTAGTTCCGTAGCATCGAAGGAGGATCGAATGTTCGGACCAAAGCAGCCTGGCGACTATCCAGATCGGGAAATCGATTGTCAGGAAGCCATTTCGCAGGGCCTCGCTGATCTTATTGAGCAACAAGTCGTGACCGGCGCAACGGAAGCGGAAGCCACAGCGGCGCTCTCGGGCGCAAATGTCGTCGGCGTCCGAGAACTTATTCAGGATGCGGTAGAGGCTGGCTGGTCAGAAGAAGAAGCGGCAACAGCTATCCGCGTTGTATCGGAAGGACTGCACCGCGGAGCAACCGGCAGAGATCCCGACGAATAATCGACGGATGCGAGAAGCATTCCTGACCGCAGGAAAAGAAAAAGCCCGCCGCGTCGGGTGACGGGCGGGCGCACGGTCATACATATCATAGCGGATCGCTGTGCTTTTACTGCGGCATGGGACGCCGCTGTCCGGCCTCCAGCCGTTGTAGGATCTCCATCACTACGCGGACATCACCGCGCACCGTCGTCAAAGTATCCTGAATTTCCTTAGAATTATCGGCAGCACTTTTGATCGCTTGCGTGTTTGACGCGATCTGATAGCTCATGCTTTCCTGATTACTGGAGAGCTTGCGAATATCAGCCTCAATGGTTTGGAACCGCTGATCGCTTTTTCCCTTCTCCTCGCGGACCTCAGCCAGACGCTCCTTATGATACGCCTCATGCGAAAGCTTCCACCTTGCGAGATCCTCGATATCGCGAGATCTGTTGACCCAGATCGTCACGCCGCCGAGGATCAGGACTGCGATCTGCCCCAGCTGCAGCAGCGTGTTAAAGTTCCACTCAAACTTTCCTTTGCTTGGTAACCGCATCGCACCTTCCCTCACCGTAGCCCCCTTGCCCAGCTGTCATAGAATTCAGCACATCGATCAGTTCGCGCATTCTGCCTGTCGAGCGCCGCTCGCTCCCTTTTCAAGGTGGAGCGAATTTCCGCCCCCTCAATCAATGGTGCATGCGCTTCTTTCTCGCGACAGTCATCAGGATAGTCAGGCGGGACGGCGCGCGCCTGCGCCTTGCCTTGCCGTTCAGCAGCCTCTTGCAACAGTCGATCACTGGCGCAGGAACTGCAAATCATCGCGATCAAGCAGACAGGTACGGCCCGCAGCTGCCAGCTTCTTTTCATAATCTGCTATCTCCTGTTCAGATTTTTCGATCTGTGCGACCTCGGCTGCGCGAGCGTTCTGCAACTGCACCTGGTAGGCTTCTATGACGAGCGCATTGGCTTTGCCCTGCCGTTGCAACTCATCGAGTTCCGCCCGTAGCGCCACCGCCTGAAATTCGGGAACAAGGCCCTTCTTGGCCTGTCCCTCGAACACAGCGCCTACATAGGGAAGATTCTTGAGAACCGGCACGCCGTTAAAATAGATCGCAGACAACACGATCCCGACTGCGCAGCCAGCGGCTATCTTGAGGTAGTCCAGCAGGCCGAACATCACAGACCTGCCAGACAGAGTTCCAACTCACCGATGCGCTGAGCGTCACCCAGTTCGCGGCGCTTTTTCAGACCATCCACGACCTTGCCCCCGGCGCGGTTGAATGCAGTCATCGCGTTGCAAGCTGCACGCCATTGCCGTTCACTCATGCGGCGGGCGGCAGTTGATTTGCAGGCCGCACCAGTCCCGATATTATAGGAGAGATCCAGCATAGATGCCTGCACGCTGATGGGTGCCTGATCGAAAGTGCGGATGCACTTGCGAAGCGGTTGCCGGAAATCATTCTCTAGACGAGTGATAAGCTTTTCGCGGCACTGCTTGTCGGTGTAATAGTCGCCTTTCTGCACGCCTTTGGTTTCACCCAGGCACACAGTCCAGACCCTGCCGAGCTTGTCATAATAGGCTTGGTTTTCCATGCCTTCCCACGGCGCGGTCAAATAGGTTGCAGTCAGAGCAACGAGACCCAGACCAGATGCCAGAACGGCCTTTGCGCGTTTACTCGCCATTTCGGAATACCTTCTGAGAAACGAGGCGCATAACGAAGGCTGCGACCACCACGAAGAAGGTCAGCAAAGCGAATGCGCCGGAGGGGATGGGGAAAGTGTCGCCAAGGAGTGGCAACACGGCTTCAATGCCAGTCAGTACACCGGCAAGCAGGATCAGGCGGACAGACCACGCCTTTCGCAAGACGCGCCGCCAATCGGGCACAAGCTGCATGACAACCTCTATTTGACGATGGATATGAGGGAGATTTTCAGCTGCAGGCTGACATTGTCGTAGGCGACATAGCTCCAGCCGATCCAGCAGCCGCAGACCCTCCCGAAGATCTTGAACCGGGCGCGATACGAGAAAAACAGTCGGCCATTCGCGTCTCGAAACACACCCTCATAGAATGCGCCGGGTTTCGACCAGTTAAAGCCGCCGCTATCGATCTGATAAACAGTGGTAACGCCGTCGAACCTGAAACCGAAAACATTGGCAGCAAATCCGTAGGCCGGGTTTCGCATGATCCATCGCGTTCGCTGCCACCACAGTTTGAAGCCCTTGGTTTGCGGCCATCCAAGCTGATGTTGCCCGCCGTCCAGGTCGTCGTCATGCGTGTGAAAAAGCGAGAATGGGTATGGCAGAACCGAAACCACTGCCAATACCGACCAGAGCGCCAATATCGGTGCGAGCAGGATCGCCACCAGCTTGGCAATAAGCAGCAAGATCCCGTAGATCGCCCACTTGATGAAGGCGACCGGATAATTCCGGATAATGTATTTCATGATTGCCCCGTTGGAAATTCGAGCGGCGCTAGGCGCGACCTATACCCATGCCCATAGGTGACCCGCCCGTCGTCGAGGTTGCGCGCGCTTGCGGTTTCGGGTCTGGCACAGCTGGCGTTTTCGGACTGTTCTCGTTTGTTTTCGAGGTGCTGGCAGCAGTCGACTTTTTCTTATCTTTGGATGCCTTGCTGGCGACCGGCTTTAGCTTCGCTTCGATATCGGTCATATATCCCGACTTGCTGATGCGGTGGGTTGCTGTCTCGATAATGAATTCTATGCCGTCAATTTCCGGCCGCACATTCTGGTAGGAAAACGGCGCGCCTGCCCGAATGGTCGGATCGCCAAACACTGTGACAAAGGTTTTGACAGTTTCCGCCTTAAGGCTTTCAGCCTTGGACTTCGCAGCCTTTTTCGCTTCGGCCTCGGTGCTGAAATTTTCCTTCACCGTAAAATCGGCAGTGCCTTCCTCGTCGCTGTCTTCCTCGACCTCGACCGTCTCAGCTTTGGCGCGGTCGCGAACCTTTGCGCGTACTGTTTTGACTTTCTTGCGATAGGCGAAGTTGATGCGACATGTACCCTGCACGATCTCGAATGGCCCGACGACAATAGGCGTCAGGTCTTTTCCGCTCGCGGACTTTCCACTTCCACGCTTCGCAAAAATCAGCTTGCCATCCTTGACCGAGAACAATGCACCGTGAATGCGTGCCAGACGCTCGCAGACATGCATGTCGCTCTCATCCTGCTGTCCGAACCAGTCGTACTTGTGCGAAGCGACTTCATCGTCGATGACGGGCTGCAAACCGTTTTCGGAAGCGATCTGCTGAAGGATCTCGGCAACAGTCTTTTCATCCCAATGGCGGGAGCGGCTTTGCTTGAACTTGTCGCGGATATTTGCCCCTCGCCCGCGAATGTTCATGCCGTAAGGCAGGCACCGGATTTCAGGGTCGTCGACTGTGAATGTTCCAAACGGAACGATACCGGTCTCGGAATAACCAAGCGACACCTGGATCTTGTCACCCTTTTTAGGGATAGCGGCGAACGGGTTTCCATCATTCAGGTCGACATCTATCGAGTCCGAGCCGACACCCTCTTTGTCAGTGACAGTCAGCGAGATAAGCCGTTCATTCACAATGGACGCGACGGCTTTGCCGTTGACTTTTATTTCAAAGGCTGGAGTCTTCATTTCACCCTACCCTAGATTACGTGGGTATATCGCGCTGGGGGCGCAATCTGTTTTGGGGAGCGATAACGATGATTATGAGATGGGGATTTGCGTTCGCAATTATGCTGATTGCGACCGCTGCACACGCGCAGGAATACCGGTTGAAGACTTTCGCCGGAGCAAACAATATTATTGTGTGGCAGTCGAAAGACGCACAATCGGAAGGGATGAAACTCATTGAGGCGGGCGTACACAAAACAAAACCAGAACTCATTATGAGGCTTGTTTCATGTATTGCCGCGCCCGGTACCAAGGTTATCGTTACGGATATGGGTATTGTCACCCATGACATTATGATTGTTGAAGGCAAGCAAGCCGGCTGCAAGGGCAACATTCCTGCCGAAGAGCTAGCGTATTAGTCGGCACGTCGTACGGAACCATTTGGCACCACAACAGTGGAATTGTTTAAGGAGGTAATAATAAGGGGAATGGGACACTTTAGTCTTTGGCACTGGTTGATAGCTGCAGTGTTTTGGTGGCTCGCTTTCGGATGGCCGGGAAGCAAAATCTTACAGCGGGTTGGTTATTCCCGATGGTGGATTTTGCTCTCAGTCATTCCTATCGCAAATATCGTTGGAATATGGCTTCTGGCGTCTAATCACTGGCCAAAAGAGCTCAAGCAGGACACTTAATCCCAAAGTGCGATAATCGATGGGGATTTATCCGACCTAAGAAGATCGGGAAGAATGATCTTCGTCCCCATCGGTAACCGGTGCGGCAGTGCCGCCAAGCTGGGGTTTGCTTCCAACACCTGCTCAACATATCCGCTTTCGTCGCCGTAGATCTTGCGGCAGATAGCGTCGAGCATTTCGCCCTGTATGGTTGTGTAGATACGCCCCATGACATCACCCGAATAGTGATTGAATGACGGAAATCGGCGAGAAGCTGCCACCAGTATATCGCTTGAGCTGAATGCGAAAAACATCCAAACGCGGCTGGCCAAGAGCGGTGTGATAAGATTGATCTTCGCTAATACTCTCGATCACATGCATGCCGTACACATTTCCAGCCAAGGTGATGAGCGGTAATACAGTTCCGGCAGTAGCCGCCCCGCGAAGCCCTTCCAAAACAACCAAACCGCCGAACTCATGCGGGAACAACACTCCTTCAATTGTGGTGCGATCATCATCGCCGCCAGTCCATTGCAGGCGGTTCAATCCGCCTACAGTATTGATATCGGCCCAACGCGTGGAAAGATCTCGTTTCAAGCCCTTGTAGCCAAAGCGTAAAGAGTGAAACATAAACGGCCCCAGGCACATTGGAATTGCCATCACATTCCTCCATCCGAAAACGCACCGTTCGAAGCTGAGGTGATCTTTCCCATCAGCAAACGTTCCATTTCGCTACGGAGCTCCGCCGGGGTAGCCCCCGTTTGCGCATGGAGAGTGATGTAATTATTGATTTGTGGAGGCTGCGGATTGACCACCCGCACATCTTGCGTTCCACTCGGCATGGTTTGCACGGGATTAGTTATTGACACCGAAGGCGTCCCCACAAGCGATACATCCGATGGACTAGTCCCCCCTCTCGCTCCAAGTAGATCATTGATCCATGGAGGGGTTTCTCTGAGAGCCGCAACAAATCGATTGGCCTCGACATCCGAAGGTGTGCTTTGCGGAATTGACGCCTCTGACCTTTGCTTTGTACCCGTCCGAATAGCGAAATGATCCTTCATACTGAAATTTGGATCAGCTGCTTTACCAAGTAGCAATTCTCGCCAAGTTGTATTCGAAGGATCAAACCCGAAGTTTTCCTTTATCCAGGCATCAACGCCGCTTGTAAGTCCCCACAGATTTCCCTCAGGGTCGGCAGCATCCAGCGACTCCTTGACAGCGTAACCAGCTAGAAGAGGCATTGCGCCGCGTGCTGCCTTGCTGACAACACCTTTACCCCCTGACGCAGCGCCCGCGCCTGCCGCAGCAGCGCCAGCCCCTGCCCCAGCTGCTGTTGTAGTAGCAGCTGCAGCGGCTCCACCAGCAATCAGGTTACGCAAACTGAGCAAAGGACCTGAAACAGCCAGCAGACCCGCGCCAATCGTCACCCAATCCACAAGCGACAGTTTGGTTAGATTGTCTGCAAACTCGCCGATGCTGTTTGCACCTTTCACCGCATCAATCAGCGTGATCGCGGTAGCAGCTGCCAAACCTATCCGCCCGAATGGAGAGAACGCAAGTCGAGTGATGCCGCGCCCCATGGTCAGCATGGCTGCGCCGGTCGCTGCGACGCCTACGGCGCTTATAACGGTGGCGGTTCCAGACATTTTGCTGATGGCGTCAGAAACGTGACCGGCAGCGCCGAGAATATCACCCGCTCCAATATCCTTGGCGAAGGCTTTAAGATCGAGCCCGATCTTGCGGAAATTATTCGATAGCCTGGCCAGATCAATCATGCGCTGATCGACCTGCGTGCCGTCACCTTCAAATGCCTTGCCAAACAGGAGATCACCGAGATCGTTGATCAGCTGGCGAGTACCACTCTCACCCCCATAACCGAAACCGCTCATCAGACCCTTGACGGCCATTTCGATCTTGTCGATGACGCCCACTCGCTTATCCAGCGTGTCCAGCACATCGCCGATACCCAGGCTCATATCCTTGATCGTCGGTAGCCAGCTGTCACCAACGCCGATGCCATAAGCTTTGATCTTGTTTCCGAGCAGCTGCAAGGCGTTCGCGGTCGTTTCGGCGCGAACCATATATTCCTGAAACGCGGATCCGCTGTAATTCGACTCAGTGCCGATCATCGCAAGCTCGCGGCGCAGTTCTTTTGTATCGGCAATGATCGGCATGAGCGCCCGCGCCTCATCACCGAACAAGGCAGAAGCGATGCTGATATGCTGATCTTTCGGTAGTTGCTGGATCCGCTCGATCACGTTCAACGTGGTCTTGAGCGCATCTTTCTGCATGTTCTTCGATACCTTGACGGAATCGAGACCAAGCTTTGCGAATGCCAAACGCTGCGACTTAGTCGCCTGCTCACCTTTTGTCAGTGCGCGCCCCATATTGCGGAACGAGGTTGCCGCAACTTCCGCCTCAGCACCTGCCGAAATCATGGACGCGCCGAAAGCGAGCGTCTGGGTATCGGAAAAGCCGAACATCTTGCCGGTTGCGGCGACGCGCTTGTCAAACTCGACAAGGTCGCGAGCAGCCGAAGCGGTATTGTTCGCAAGGTGATTGATGGCGTCAGCGTGCAAACCGATCTGGTCGACGTTAAAGCCGAGCTGGGTTTTGATCTTCGCCAGTGCATCGCCGGTTTCTCCCTGCGACGTGTCCCATGCCACACTGACCTTTGCCGCCATTTCCGAGAACTTGGTCAGTTCCTGCAAGGCAACGCCAGACTGACCGGCAGCGGCATAGATCGAGGCAAGGCCATCGGCAGTGACCGGAAGTTCCTTGGATAGTCCGAGGATCTCGGATCGAACGACGGACAATTGCGCAGGCGTGCCGTCGACGACCTTGCGGACATCGGCGAACGCTTCCTCGAATTTCATGGCAGCACCGACGGTGCCGCCGATGCCTTCACGAACGCCGACATAGCCTGCACCAATGGCGACAAGATTGCGAGCCAGCGCCCCGACGGAAAAGCCGCCGCCCGCCCCCATGATCGCGGACGTGGTTCTGCTGGCGCGACGGTTCAGACCGTCGAGCGCAGCAGCAACACCGCGAGCGGGCCCGGTGATCTGATCGACAAGCGAAACAACAAGCTTGGAACTCAGGACAGCCATTATTTTCTCTTTGCTTTCATCAGATCGACGGCCTCATCGCGCCACAGCAAGACTTCCTGCGGCGTCATTTCCATGAATGTCGATATCGGGGTGTAAAGGTTCTGGCTAAGCCAGATGGTCAGGCGTCGCCATCCGAGGTGCCCTGCCGCAAAAAAGGCGACACCACCTTTGTGCAACGCTCGTAGTCGGTCACGCTGAATTCGGCCACCTCCGGATAGGTGGATCCGGATAGCTGAGCAATCATCAACGCCATAACCTGATTGTTGCCTCCGCCTTTGGCCACGTTTTCGACGGCGATTAGGTCTGCCAGCTTAGGCTCGCGAAACTCAATCTGGTTGGTATTCGTGCCACCAAGCTTATAAGACTTGGAAAGCAAGACTGTGTTTTTATCAGTCATGTCGTCGTGTCCTTGAAACTACGCTGATTACGCGAGAAGTGCGCTGCGGATGGATTGAGTGCGCGACGTGCCGCCGATGGACACATCAAACGGCGTCATTTCGATCAGGGTTGCCCCTTCGACTTCCAGCTTGTAGTAGCGAAGCGTGATCGAGAAATCGTTTTCGGCCATGTCACCCGGCTTCCAGGCGCCATGATCGTTCTTGATAAGGCGACCACGAATATAGGCAGTTGCATTGACGACGGTGCCGTCCTCGTGCACGAGCGCACCGGTCACCATGAACTCGCGTTCGGAACCGACTTCCAGGCCGAACAGCGTGATAACCTGGGGATCAAAGCCGGAGAGCTTGAAACTAGCTTCCATCTTTTCATAACCCATCGGGACATCAATCGGCAGCACCATACCGGCGTTGCGCAGTTCCTCGACCTTTTCCGTCGGCACCGGAAGCGTGATTTCACTTGCCTGCCCGATCTTTGATACGCGGTCTGCAAAAATGGTGCAGTTCCGCAGGATATAACGCGGCATGTCAGACATGAGCCTAACCCCTTATTAACGTTGAAATGGGAAAATTGGAGTGGGATGGGTTGACCGTTAGCCAGCCGATCCGGAAGTGATTTCCTGCGCAACCTGGTTGAGCAGCAGCGTGTAACTGGCGATGTTGCGATATGCCGTGATGCGGATATCAACCATCGGTGCGGGCGGTTCGAACTTCACACCAAGCTTGATGATGCCTTGCGCCATATCGTTGTCGGTGTTCGTGTCCAGCAACCAGCAATCATGACCAGGCAGGATTGCGCCTTCGGCTTCCATCTGCCGGAGGAAAGCGCGCCCACCTTCGACCATGAATTTCAGATTGGCCCGGGAGAATGGCTTGTCGACAAATTCGAGATATGCCTTTTCCAGCGCTTCATTGATGGCGTCAGCAGTACGACGCACAGAAATGAACTGCCAGAGAAGTTCTGCAGCACAAGTCCAGACACCCCAGAGCCGGAAGCCGGTATTATCGATATTGACGATAGTGTTGACGCGGTTTTCGTTGAGGTAGTTCGACTGGTCGCCATATTCGATAGGACGATTGACGCCGACTATCCCGGAGATACCGACGTTCGAGCCTGACCACCAGAACCCCTGCTCCAGATCCATTTTTGCCTGCATTGCTGCAAAGATCGGAGACGATGGTGCCGGAACATTGGCATCCAATTCGGTGTCGTACTTCAAAACTTTCGGATCACAGATTGCAACACGTTCAGAATTAATCAGCCCACGATATTGCACAGCCGCCTGATCAGTCGTGTCCGGCCCGTCGACGTATGCCACTGCTTTCAGCTTTTCGGCCACACCCATCAACTCGGCAACAACCGGGTTCATGACGGAACCGATATTTGCGGTTGCGGTCGCATCCTTGGAGCCAGCCTTGCCGGTGATTGTAACCCCCGGCGTTCCGGTATAGCCGTAGCCAGCCTTGCGAACGATGATCGCGGTGATTGCGCCTTCGGCAACAACAGCCTCAGCGACTGCACCGGATCCTGTCCCTGTGACCGCTATGGTCGTCGTGTCAGCATCATAACCGGTTCCGCCTGCGGTCACATTGATCGAGGCAATGCCGTCGGCTGGCGAGGTCTGAGTGAAGCCAGGAGCAATAAGCAGCTTAGGCTTATAAAGCCCGTCCGACGATGCGCGGCGGAATGCATGGACACCGGTAAAGGCAGTCTGGTCGCCAATCAGGTTCGACCAGGTTTCCGCCGTCGTCTCGCCTTCCTCAACACGAACCACAATGATCGGACAGCCGACCTGGTCGAAAATGCTGTCGATAGCGTTTTTCAGCGTACCGGCACTGCCGAGAGTGGCTGCATCCTGCGGGCGCAGGATCTGCACCGGCTTATTCAACGGGAACGCAAGTACGTCCGCATTCGGCGCAGTGCCGATAAGACCGATGACGGCAGTGCGCGCCATGCGTACCAGAAGTGGGGTTTCGGCACTTTCGAATACACGCGTGCCATGGTGAAAGGACACAGATGCCATAGCGGCACTCCTTGGATTGAGACCTCAGCGGGTCAGGTTTTCAGGAAAATCAGAGCGCCGGTTGCGGCCACTCAATCGCATCAACAATGGCACGCGCAGCCGCTTCATCAGTGGCGGCGTCAATATCCCGCTTCGCACCAAGGCGGATGCTCTCGATCATTGCGCCGATCTGCTGCCACTGTGCAAAAGCCTCGAGAACCAAGTCTACGACCTCAGAAAGCGTCTCGGCGGTGATGCCGACTTCCGATGAAAGAGTGGGATAGTCGGAAGGCTGCGGATTGCTTGCGACCTTGAATGCGCGAGCTTCATCCACCTTCTGTTGGTATGTCATCGCCTGACCTGCACCCGGCGTGATGTATTTCAAGCGCTCAGTTTCGGCGGCTCGGTCAACTTCTTCTTTCAGCGCAGATTTCATATCCGCTTCCGTACCGATCTGAAGCCCATAAGGCTTCAGCACTTTGGAGAGCTCGGCGTCGGTTTGTGCACCGTTATCGTCTCTCGGCCATTGTGTCGGCTTGTTGCCCCCCGCAAGCCAGTCCTTGAACGCTTGATGTGACTTGGTGAAAAGACTTTGTTCTGCCGATGAATAAACGCGCCCATCATCCGCCTGCCAATACCAGTTAAAGGGAAAATCTGGATTGATCATAAGTAAAGACCTCCGGTCGTGACCGAGCCTGCGGCGCTTCCGGGTATGAAGTTTGCGCCACCACCTTCGGTGTAGATTAGTCCGGTTATATTCGCGAGATAACGCGGCCCTGTTACAAAGGCGGCACCTGTCCACGTGCTGCCGGTGAAAACCATGGTCCCGTTATTGGAGAAACAAGTACCGACTGAAAAATTGACAGCATTCTTGAAAGTGACCGCACGATTACTGCAATTGATCACGCCGTTTGAAGAAGCACAGAACATTGCACGCGCACCACCCGAACAAGCAATATTGCCAGTAACACTGATGCTGGAATTGTTCGATGCGTAGAGCTGATAATTCACACAGGAGCCGACCTCGATATCGGATACCTCTATATTCGACCGATCAAGAGCAACAATGACATTTGTGCCTCCTGCGGCTTTCACACCTCGCACACGCAACGTAGAGTTGGTCGCCGCTGTGACCGCCGCTCCCGATGTATCCGCAGCAATCGACACATTGGAAGGCGTTGCTGTATCTCCAACAACTTCAACAAATGTACTGGCCCCACCAGAGAGCCTGAAGGCGCTATAAACCCCTTTTCCTACTTGGATTGTAATCTTGTACGCTGCCGAAACATATCGACGCTGGGCGACATCTATTGCACGCTGGATAGTGCGAAACGCTCCGGCTGCTGTATTCGCCATTCCGTCATTGGCATCATTGCCGTCAGAGCGAACATAAAGCGTGATGTCTCCATCAAGAACGCGCTGCCCCTCAATCAGCACGGTCCAACTCACGCCGTTATAAATGAATGAATAGACCCCACCGCTGGAAAGGTCAGCAGATTGTAAAGGAGAGCCAGACGGCGTGGTAACCGGCTTTGCGCCGCCGCCCAAATCGAGTGTTACAGGTCCGGTATTGCTCTCTGCGATTTTGACCTGAACTTCCAAACCCACTGGATAAGCAGTAATGGCAGGTGTCAGAATGCCGGTTATCGCATTTGGCGAGCCGTCCGCCTGCACAAAGTTCCACTTGCCTGACTGGGCATCGATAGCCAATTTTTCAACATAATTACCGGCGACACGTTCGAACACTCGACCATCCGGCAAGCTAATGCCATGGCCGTTCGGAGGAGTGATTATTCCCCAACCCGCTGACGTGTACTCGGCAAGCTTTCCTGCTTGGCCTCCCCATGCTCCAGTTGATCCACTCGGAACCAGATAAAGGTCCCCGACAGCGGGGTTTGACGGCGGCGCAGAGACTGCCATTGAAAGAACAGACACCCATGGCAAACGGTTCAACCGCTGCAAAGAAATCTTGAACGCCGGATCGACAATGATAGTGATGGCCGAAATATTCGAGAACGCGATTTCCAGCCGGATGGTACCTTCGACCGTTTGACCGCTCGACGGGATTGGTTTGCTGATAGGAGGATCGTAGCGAGCGATGGCAATCAAATCGCCATCCTGATCAATCAGGCCTGCTTCCCGAATTGTATATGGCCCTTCTGCGGCCTCCAGAAAAATATCGAAGTACGCCACATTCGATGCGCCAACCACCGTGCCATGCCCCGAAATCGCCTTGCGTGCAACTTCGTGGTAAAGCGCAGTTTCGCCGCCCGACGGAACGGTCGTGCCGTCACCAATTGCGATGTGGGTAATAACAACGGAAGTACCGTTGGCAAGCGCCGCCGCTTCCTTCGCGCGGCCAAGGTTCGTCATCAAAGCGAACGTGTTTTGAGCCATAGTCTTAAACCTTGTAATGAGCAGTTGCCGATATGAAGGCGCAAGGTGCACCGGCAATATAACTGGATGCCCTTAATACGGGCGGGTCGAACGCGAACGGATGGGCAATTGCGGTCAGATTAGTTCGGGGAAATGCACCGATGTAGATCGTGCCACGAGCCTGAATGACTGCACGTGTTCCAAACACACGCGATTTCGGCTTGGCAGCATCAACCGATGCAATTGCCGCTGCCTGCGCTTCCAGGTCAAAAACCGGACTACCATTGCGATAAAGGATCTCGACCCGGAACGTCCCGCGCCTTGAACTATCCTCCCACCACTCGACAATGCGGGTTTCCAACTCAAACGCTGCCAGCGCCCGCTCAACCGCACCACGCGTACCCTTGAGACGATGCACCATAGGTGAAGCCGCAATGACCCGGCGCTGTTGCGCCTCAGGCCAATCAGCCGACCAGACATCAACCGACACCCCCATGGCCAGATATGGCAACAGAACCTTCGGGCACGTGGCAGGATTCCAGATCGTCGCAATGACGGTGGGATCAACCGTCGCAATTCGCGCCAGTTCAGCAGCGAGCAATGCGACAGTGCGTGACGAAGAACGCGCAGGAAGAATGGAACGTGCGAGATCTGCAACGGCGTCAATTGCTTCACCTGGCGTCATTGCCACGATCCTTGCGTTTGAACCGTATTGACCGTGATTGTGCCGACTTGTCCGACACCTTTCGAACCCGGCTCGATATCAGCCACAGGCGAAACAACTTCGACAGTGACATTGTCATCAACCGCCGCACGACCGCCAATAACCTCGCGCTGCACGGCCAACCCGATGCGACGGCGGGAGGCTGCATATGCGGTCAGTCGCCTTTTCGCTTCCGCTGCCATCGCCGACACATCGACACCCGGCGCATAATAAAGAGTGACCTCGATATCGTAGGCAGTGACTGATGCGGGCTCGATGCGAACATTGTCGCCAATTGGCCGCACATCCTTCGGCGTCACCGCCTCGAATGCCCGATCCAACAACGATTGATCGGTAAGGCCGTAGGTGACGGTCGGCAGGATCACCACGAGGATTTCAGGCGCAAGCACCGGATCGCCGGTAGCCCGACCGGAAAACGCGTCCGGGATCAGGCCCATTGAATAGGCATCTGCATGAAGCCCATTCGTATAGGTTGCAGCATCTTCCTCGGAATAGACCGCGACATCGGCGATATCCCGCTTTCCATCCAGCTCCAGAGCATGAAAGGCATATGCACCTTCCGGGCCAGCGGTCGAAAACGCTTCAAAGGCGAGCAGGATACGGGCACGGAAAATGTCGTCGAGTTCGACCCACTTCCCCAGAACCGGATCCCATTGCGAATTTTCCGGCTGATCATCCTCGGCATTGTCGTAGACAAGCCGCGAGATACCGGCATAGGTCGCCGCTATATGGTCAAGGTCGCCGCCGATGGCGGTTGCCAGAGACAAGGCGCGGATAGCTTCATTTACCCGCTGGCGAAACTTCATTTCCTGATAGCCGCCGCCTTCGGAAAAGGCGAGCACCATGGGATCGGTTTCCAGCTTCTCGACATCGTAAGAAACGCCGAACCGCTCCAGCGCTGCAATCAGGTATTCGTCGCGTGAGCTTTTGATTTCCTCGAAATCCACCGCGACGACACTTGGAACATCGCCAAGGTCAGCCAGGTTCGGCGCAACAAAGCGGCTCATGACATAGTCCTTGCTATAGTGATGCTCGTGGAAGTCTCGCCTTCGGTCACTGAAAAATCGCCCTTGTGACCGTTCGGGTAATAGACGCCACGTATCTGGAGATCGATGACGCCCCGTTCGTTCAGATCGCCAATGTTTATGCCGGTTACTGCAAAGCGCGGCTCCCATTTCGCAATCGCCATGGCGCAGGCTGAATAGATGCCGAGAATGACGCGGTCATTCATCGGTCTATCGATCAGGCCCATCAGTTCGGAACCGAAGTCCCGACGCATCACGCGAGATCCAACTGGCGTTGTCAGGATGACCTCAATCGACTGCCGAACATGGTCAAAGCCCGCCAGCAGTGAACCGTCCACGTTCGAAAAGCCGAGCGACGACATGGCCTATTCCTTCACTGGACGCACTGCCCTGTGCCGGTCAGATGGCTTTTCCAGCTGATGACCGTAGGGAGCCATAAATTGCTTGGCGACGGCATCCGGTATTTCCTGCTCGGCAGCTTTGGCTAGGTAGTAGGTACCGCCGTAAAAGCCGCTTTCCTTCACGATGACTTTCATCGCCTGTTCTCCTTTGGTCAGTCGCACGACCATTTGGTCGCGCCAGAAATGAGACTTGCGCCGCAACCAGTTGTGTCGCCGTTTCGCGCCACGGGATCGCCTTCGCAGATGAATTTCGATGATCCGGATACAATCGGCGTGACGCCGTGACCGGGAATGGGGCAGGAATGCAGATCGCCTTTTCTGGCGATGAGCTTTCCCTCGCAGATCCACTTGTCAGCGGACGAAATTACGGTGCCGCCATGACTGGAGGTATCACCGAGACGAACGATCAGTGGCATCAGGCAAGGTTTCCGTTGGAGGCTGTAAAAGTGATATTCGGCGCATCAATCGTGACAGTGTCGTCGCTGATGAAAAAGCGGACACCGCCCTTGACGATCACCGCATCCGGCCCGTCGTGAGGGCGCGGATTTGCATTCGAGTGCGTCGAGAAATCAATGACAGCATCGGTAAGATCGCCACTTTCCGACATGACATCGACCTGCTGTCCAACTGTTGGCGGGATATGGGTCGATATCCCGCCCGCTGCGATTTCCTTCCACGGGATCCAGCCGGTTCGGAACGGTTGATCGCCGCCCTCGATTTTGACGCGGGCGACGCCCTTCCCATGGTCGATTTCATCAATCACGCCGGTTCGACGATGATTGGCCAGACGGCGCTCGACCTCGAACAGTCGGCGATGCAGCTCGACGAGAATATCAGCGAGATTGTCAGCCATCAGATTTTCTCGAAATCGACCCGCGAAATGTCCGGTTCTGTCGCTTCCGCTGCCAACGGTGGCACATCGCAAAGCGCCCTCGCCTCATCCAGCGTGAAACCAAACCGCCGACGTTGCTCTATGGAGTTAAGCTGGGTGACGGCCAAGCCCATCAGTTCTTGCAGTTTCTGCAAATATGGATGCTGGACCGCTTCCATCTGATCGAGCAGTTTCTGCCATACAGAGGTCGCCGCAACCGGCTCGCCGAAAACCGGATCCGGCAACAAATCACAGGTGATGCTTTGCTGATGCGCGGCCATACGGGTGCCGGTTTCGGCGTCAGCCGTTCGCCTCCGTTCGACTTTAACGACATCGCGAACAAGTGTGCGCCAGATCTCTGCCCATGGATTTTCGGGATCCATTAAGGCGGCGATTGATTGCCTATCGACAACATCGAGAAACAATTCGAAGGCAGAGTCCGTTGCGGGTATTCCCGGAATGATCGTGCTTTCACCTGTCTCCTGATTTGTTTCGACCATCGACGCTGCGACGCCGGTTTCAATCAAAAGTTCAGTAAGTCCGTTCTGCCAGAGCCGTCGCGCGCCGCTCAGATCTTCCGCCTTCGATCCGTCGGTATAGACCGATATAAAGGGCTTCTCCTGATCGGTGCGGAGGCTTCTGTCCGCGCCGACGTCAATCGAGCCAATTTCACTGTCGAGAACATTGGAACCGACCGAGGTCGCACCGTTAAGCGCCCCAATTGTCGCGATACGCAGTGCAATTCGACCTATAGACATCAGATCTGCCCCAGTTTAACGACGATGAGATTGCTATATCGATCCGATACTGCGGCGACTTCAAACCAGGGTTTTCCAGCCCGATCATTCGCGCGGACCTTGTCGCCAACTTTCGGATCAGGACCGGTGTAGGTTGAACGATCCAGAAACAGTTCCGCCTCGCCGAGCGAAAGTCGAGATCGATAAGTCCCGGTAGGACCAGGCGCGCGCGAGTCGTCACCGCCGACATGCAGGAGAGCATTGATCTCGATCATCTGTCGGTCAGGATCGACGACCTGCCCTTTCAGGAAGGACAGGCGAACCGACTCGCCGTAGCTACGAGCCATCTTTTGATCGACCATAGCTTCCAGTTTTCGCCAGTTCGCCATGTCGCTTATACCGAAAGACGAACCGCGCCGAAGTCGGATGGGTTCGCCGCCGCCTCGGTAGCGTGACCGATGAAGGTATTGCCGGTCGCTGTCGTCGAGACATTCTTGTCAGCGGCGACGTAATAGACCTTTGCACCCACAGACCATGCCTGCGCGGAGACCTTTGGCAACCCGAAGACACCTTTGGTTGAGATTTCGACTGGATCGCCGGAAGCTGCCGAGAACTGGGCAACGCCGAAGAGATCGCCGACAACAACCAGATCGCCAGACTTCACGTCAGCCGGAGCCGGAACGGTGATGCTATCACCGGGCTGAATATAGTTTTTCATGGGAGTTTTTCCTTATGAAGGATCAGAGCGGAAGGGATGGCGGGTCAATGACCCGCCCTATTTCGATCAGGCCCCGGCGTTCTTGTAGCCAAAGCGATAGTCGGTCGCGCCACAGCCGAAGTCGTGTTCAACCGACATGCTGAAACCTTGACGCCCGAACGGTTCATCCATTCGCACGCGGGGAGCCTCGTAGCCTTCCAGATAGCCCCAGCGATAGTTCGAGCCTGCGGAAGGTTCGCCGAACAGATGCCACTCGTTGCCCTGGATCTGGTTCGTTTCGATCAACTCGAACTTGCCGGAGAAGATATTGACCGTGGAAACCGTCGCAGGCGTGATCGAGGCAAGAAGCTTTTCGGCCTCGGTCAGCTTGTCCGGGCCGACCAGCATGATACGAGCTGCATTCGACAACAACGGATTGCCGTCTAGGCTCTTTTGCTTGCTCATTGCCTTTCGGCCATCACCGACACTGTCGACGGTTATGGCAGAAGGCGTACCGGCAAGGTTCTTATGATCCGCGTGGAAGACCGGCTTTCCGTCAGCAAGGTTTCCGTTGAAGGCACTTGCATAGAAAGTAACTTCCTCAAACAGCGCGACAGAACCGCCGTAACTCGTCAACAGTTCCGAGATCGCGCCCAGATCATCATTAATCAGCATCTGGCGGCTGATGTTGAGCGCGATGGCGTAGCTGAACGCCTGCACCTGTTCCTTGCCTTCACCGAACGAGCCGTATTTGATCTCGCCGTTTTCCAGTACCTTTTTCAGGAGCGGGAAATCACCGACCTTGACGGTGGTATCCGGGCGGAAATCACGGAAGTTGCGTTGACGCGCAAAGCGTCGGAACGTCGGCTGGGCAAGCGCATAGCGCTGCTCTAGCGTCCGGTTCACTGCACCTTCGAAGATTGCCGGGAAATCCGAGGTCGAGTGCGAAGCGCGCGTAAACACATCGTCGATGTCACGGGCATTCATCATGCGACGACCGCGATAGTTGACGCTCTCGGCAGCCAGATCGACAAGGCCCATACCCATATACTGGCGAGCAGCTGCGGAAGGACCAGCCTGCGGCGTCGGGGCACCGAGACCGTATGCCAGCGCCTCGATCTGTGCTGACCGACGAGTGACCGCCTCATCGTTGACCACATCGACACGCACACGGCTGTCGGTCGGGCTCTGGCGCTCATTCGAAACCATGTGATCTAGAAGCAAGCTGCGGAACTGCTCGACTGGCGTACCGGAGCGAACATGCTCGCGACCGAGATCCGGAAAACCGGAACGGGTAGCCAGATCCTCAATAATGCTGGATCGTTCACGCTCGGCGCGGACGCCTTCATCGACAGCAGCTCGGACAGAAGGAGCAACAGTCGGTGCGTTGCGCTGCTCGCTTTCCATGCGGGTTATATCCGCACGGACCTGGTCGGCTTCGGCCAGAATACCCGCGTGTTCCTGTTCGATTGCCCGAACCGCATCTTCATCGAGATCATCGGTTATACGGGCGCGGGTCGCTTCCGCACGGTCAGTGATGTCTTTCAGCTTCGAACGCAGACCCAGCAAGGCAACGTTGGCACCGATCAGGTGCATTCCGTCGGGCTGTACGAATGCACGATAATCGAGGGATGCTGCATGCGATGGATCTGCGGCGAACAACGCCATAGCCAGACCGACGCAGAAAATTGCGGCGACGGTCGCGAAAATGTAAGCACCCTTTTTCATGGTGTGCGTTTCCTTCTATGTACCGGGCAAAACAAGCGCCGTCGCCCTGCAACCCCGGAGAATTGCAGGCGGCAAACTGGAATTGATGATTGCTGGATTAAGCGAGGCGGCGGACGGCTTCCGCCATTCTCATTCGCGCTGATGCCGCAAACGTCGAGACGGGCTTGCGGTCGATCAAAAGCGGGAACGTGTCGGCTTGATTGCGCACCTGAGCGCCAGGATCTGCCGGAACCGTCACAAACGAAATTTCGTTCGGCGTCCAACGCTCGACAAACACCTTTTCGACCTCGCCCTTTTTCTGGGCTTCCTCGATACGGATCTTGTCGATGGAATAGCCGACAGACACGTTCTTGATGATTTCATCGGAGACAAGGCCAAACATGCGGTCGGCGCGCTCGTCGATCCCGGCCTTTGGAAACCGTATCGTCGCCTTGCCTTCACCGCCCTCAATCCAAGCGCGCTCTACAACGGCAACCTGAGAAAAGGTTGACCATGCCGAATGACTGTCGAGAACTGGAGCACCTGCATTCATACGCGACAGGTCAATCGCCTTGTCGCTAACAAGCAGGATTTCGTCGAACTGTACTACAGTGTCCCAGCCTGCATATCGCTTACGGCGAACCTTTGCGCCTGTTGTCCATACCAGATCCAGCGTGCGCGTTTCGGCATCGACACCGGATGGCAACAGCCGGACTTCCTGCATCTGCATGGGCAGACTGTCCGGCATTTTGCGCAGGTTAAGTTTCGTCATCGTTTTCATCCTTCTCAGGAGGATCGTCGGTATCGACGGGCTGCTGGACCTGACCCGCCTGCGAGATGCGGCGTGGATCGCTGTCTAGAATGATGCCGCGCTTGTCGAGCTTGGCATTGTCCGACTGGATTTCGTCCAGAACGTCATCAGTGTTTTCACCGGTCTCGGCGATTGCAGATGAGAGCGAGCGGAAACCGGCCCGAACTTCCTTGATCCTGGCGTTCACATCTTTCAGCGGGTCTGCTGAATAGAAGCGCGGCGGTGACCAGTCGACCGCCACAGTTGGAGTGCTGATCTTCCCAGCGAGATAAGCAGCTTCACAGAACCAGTCCCACATCGGCTGCAATAGCATCGGTATGATGATCTGCCATTGCAGCATTGAGATCATGCGCCGGAAGCCTTCCAGACCGATCTTGCTCGACGAGTAATTGACCTTGTCGAGGCGACCCGTCATCAGTGCATAGGGAACGCGCCAACCAGCCGAGATCGTATGCAGCATCGAAACTTTATAAGGATCGTAGCTGTCGGTTACGGCAGGCTGAGAGAATTTCATATCTCGACCGCCAACTGCATTGTAGAACATACCAGGCGTGAACTTTTCGACACGCTGTCCGTGCACATTGTAAATGCCCGGTGTTGTCGCCTCGCCATCCTTGCCGGTCAGCGGCAACCCTATCGTGTCGTCAATGTCACCGCCGGTCATCACACCGACAAGGCAGGATTCAAGGCGTTTTCTGACAAGCTCGGATTGTTCGTACTCGGCCAAATCGAATGTATCGTCCATCGCAGGAGTTCCCCATGGAACGCCCCTGACCTGCGTGCGCTGCTTTTCGAAGACATGCGCAATATCAGCTGCCGGAACCGGCTTCGAAACGATGGTCGATTGCGGGTCAAAAAAGCTGTTTCCGGGGTGAGATCCGAACATCCAGTAGGCGCGCTTACGGCCTATCGCATCGAACTCGATCCCCTGAATTGCCTTGCCGCCACCAGATAATACCCCTTCCTTGGTACTATCAAGCAGGTCCGACTCAATCACCTGCAGCTGCAGCGGAACCGGCAATCCATCTTCCAACCTGCGGCGGCGGCGACGTACAATACCGTCACCGCTTTCAAACATCTCTCGAACCGTCAGGGCAACGATGCCGTTGAAGTCGAGATCGCCATCAGCATCGCAAACCTTGCTCCATTCCTGGAACAGTTTGATTGCTTCCCTGTTCTTCGAGCGCGGGATAATGCCGTCGCCGATGGCATGGCTGACCAGCTCGGAGACAGCTTTCGCCGCATAGGGATTGTTGCGGACCAGATCCCGCATACGGTCGCGAAGCTTGCGACCGGCGCGAGCGATCTCGGCATCTGCCGATGTCGACTTTGCGCGACGGCCTGATTTCAGGCGATTGGTTTCCGCACCGGAATAGCTGCGCTGGACAATTTCCATTGCAGCGCGGTGACGGACACGACGCAGCCCCGCCTCCGGCGACACGTAGCCGATGGCCTTATCAAGAATGTTCCCAATGCCCATTAGTCTAACGCCGCCAGAATAGTGCGAGGGCCGCGTGATTTACGGGCCCGAAGATCCGCAAGCGCTTCCCGCATATCTTTCAAGGAATGATATTCCACTTCACGGCGGGTGCCGCCTGAGTGGAATATGACTTTCTTCGCGCCGGTCAGAATAGCTTCCTCTAGCGCTGCGATCTGATCGTCTATTGACGCCATGACTATAACCACTCCGAAGGTGCGATCTGTGGAAGGGATGAAACAGGTTTGATTTCCGGCGGCGTCGACAACTCGCCCTCACGGTGCGCCCAGTTCGCATTCACCATCTGGCGAGCGGCGAAGGCATAAACCGTGCAGTCGAGAGCTTCGTGTCGTCGCCCCGGCACCGGCACGAATTGCCGAACCGTTTGTCCGCGCGAGTATTTGACTACCAGTTGCTCACCTACGAGCTGTTCAAACCAGACAACAGGCAGAGCTTTCGAAAAGCGCATGGAACCTGCGCGCGCCAGCCGACCGAAAATGTGGCTCTTGATGCCATCGACACCGACGATGAACAGTTTGCCGCCCTTGACTGTCGATTTGGATTTCTCAATCCAAGGCCGGTTGCCGCCCACGCCCTTGATCGCAAACACGCGCCTACGGAATCGTGGAAAAGCATAACGATAGACAGTTTCCATCGTTTCGCCGTCCGAGCTGTCGATGCAGGTGGCGTCGACCTTAATCTTGCCGCCGAGCGGATGATCCCATTGCGTGCCGAGTGCAACATCCAATTCCGACCAGGTTGTATGATCGTCGTATCGACCCCAGATCACCTCATGTCCGAGGGCGTAAGGAATCCCCTCTTTGTCCCAACCTATGAAGGTGATTTCCAATCGATCATCCTGCACGTCAACGCCTGCGGTGATGATGAGAACTTGAACCGGGATTCCGGTTGTGGCCGTCGCATCGTCATCGTCTGGAGTTTCCGCAACCAGGCTGAAATCTTCGGCGCGGCTTGCAAGCTCGATATCATCCAGCTCGTCGGTGTTTTCCTTCCACCCTTGCGCGAGGATCGTGTTGATGAACGTTTGAAGCTTCGACGGATCATTCTTCGCGCCGACAAACTCTTTCGCCAACCGACCCCAAGACGCATTCGGTAGCAAAGATATCAGGGCATTCATCCGAAACCCTGCATGGTCCTTTACTTCCGGTTTCAGTGCGCGCCAGCGACCATTCGCAACCATGCCGGGCTTGTGGCGCTCATCGATAACCGAGCCGCACTCCCGGCAAACATAGTAGGCCTTCTCCGGCTCACCTTCCGGCCACTGAATGTCTGACCACTGGATCTCATGGAAGTGTCCGCACTCAGGGCAAGGCACCTCATAAATTCGCTTGTCCGACTGTTCATAGGATTGCAGCACATGGCTGGTTTCCTCATAAACTGGCGTCGACCCCATTACGATCTTGCGATCCGCAAACGACAGGGTGCGGCGCTCGGCGAGCAGGATCGGCGACCCTTCCTTGGTCGCCGACATGCCGTCCGCTTCGTCGATAAACAGGATGCGCACATTATGGCGGCGCAGGTTGCGCGGTGCCTTCGCAGCAATGACTTTGAGAAACCCACCCGGAAAGCGCCGGGAAAGCAGAGTGTTTCTGCCGCCTTCATCGACATCGCCGGTCAACAATCCGTTGAGCGCTGGCGAGGCATCAAAGATCGGCTCGACATCCGAAACCATATAGTCGCGGCAGTCGGCCTCAGTCGGCAGGAGCGAAAGGATCGGCGATGGATCATTCGAACAGAAACTGGCCATCGCGCTTGTCAGAAGCGTCGTGAAGCCGACGCGCACCGGCTTTACCAGTGTGACACGCTCAAGCGCGCTGTCGCCGATAGCGTCTGCAATCTCGCGCTGCGGTGGCCAGAGCCTCACCCGACCCGTGAGGGATGATACACCCTCTGGGAGATACACTGTCTGCTCAATCCATTCCGAGAGCTTCAGTTTCGGTGGCGGCGTCAGGGCTTCCCAAACTGCCCGCCGCGTGATCGCCAGAGCCGTCGTCATCGTCCTTTTCACCAAGCTCTGTAAGTGCTGTGCGAATTTCCTCGTCGATCAGGTCGACATCGAAAGTGGTTAGGTGGGGCAGCATCTGGCGGCATCTGGATGGAACCGCCATCATCACGTTTCGGACCCGTCGGGCTATCGAAACCCATTCGTTGCGAACCTCGGCAATCGGGACCAGTTCCTTCCGCATTGCCGCATTGCGCATTGCTGCCTGGTCGGCTTGCTCGCGTGCCAGTCGGGCACGTTCTGTTGAGAGCGCGTCGACATTGTCACCGCCTCGACCTGACGCGATCCCGCGCAGATGCTCGCAGTAGAGCTGAACAGATTTGCGCAGGTCGAAGCGATTCCGACCTGTCTTCACGATGATTCCACGCTCGACGTAATCTGATATTGCCCGTTTTGAAACACCGAGGATCTCGGCGAGATCCGCTGCTGTTGTCTCGGCTTCGTTTTCAGGCTGTTCGTCATCCTCAACCGGATCTTGCTCCGGCAAAAGTGGCTGCGCGGCCTGATCGACGTGCTTCTTGTGCGATTTGGCAGCAAAACTGGGGCTGACATTGAACTTTTCCGCTGCCTGCCGGACGGTATGGCCTTCCTCAATGAAAGCTATGACCTGCTGGCGCAGCTCGTCTGAATACCCTTTGGCCATGTGATTCCGATTCCATTCAAAGGGCGGTGGAATCCCCCTGTAAAAATTTGCAGAGACCAAAATCCCGCAGTCGCGCTCACCCGCTCCGGTGATAGGCCCGGAAAAGGACCCAATGGAGGGGGGATGGGTCAGGATCGGTCAGTCGGATGCGCCGCCCCTCGATCCACTCACCGGTCGAAGGGGCGCTCGCCCGATCTCCTAGGGCAGCAGCTTCTTGATTGCGGCATCGACCCGTTGTTGCAGCAATGGTGCCGCTGTTCTCTCAAATGCCGATTTGGTTGCGCCCTTGGTCATTTCCACCGGGATGAAAACGCCCGACCGGGTGTAGGTGATCTTGGTTCCAGACTTGTTCAACCTATGGAAAGCATGGCCGTAAAACTTTGGAACGTTGACGCGGCCCGGAAAGCGTCCGCCTTTCAGAAACGATCCCGCAAACAACTTCCGCTGACCAAATGGCTTTGCGGAAACGCCTGCACGTAATTCACGGGGCGAAAGATATTTCAGCCGAATATCGCCGCCTCGTGTCACCATTTCGTAGGAAAGCTTGCCCGGACGAGCAACGCCCGGATCCCCGACCGCCTTGACGATTGTCTTGCGCGCCAGTCCCGTTTGCTTGGTCAGGTTTCGAATGACCTGTGTCTTTGCCCGGTTGCCCACCTGATTAACGATACGCGGTAGCACCGTTGGAAAGCGCGAATTGAGAACCGCAAGCCTCGATCCGAATAGCGAAAGGTGCTTGTCAGCCCAGTGAGCTGTGATCGTAGCCATGGCAGCAATTCCACGTCACTTGCAGGCGCTACTGCTGAAATAGTCATCCATCGTGCAGAAATGCTTTGCGCATCCACTCAGAGCGAAGATGACCAGCAACAGTGCGATCAGGACAAACAACCGATTGTCGATGGTTCTGATCATTGCCCGACCTTTCAACAAAACCGTTCATCCTTAGTACAAACGAAAAGAGCGCCAACAGGCGCTCATCGTTCGGTGAAGTTTGGACATAGCTTACGCACTGGCCCTGAATCGATTGCTGCCGTTCTGGCAGTCAGGGCGGGGTCCGAGCGCGACCACCTCAGGAACTAGTCCCCACGTTTTACCGTGTATTGAGGTTCACTATTCATACCGGATCATCCCGTGAGGTGATTACACTCACAACGGTTCGAGAATTGCAATAGGCACTGTCATGGCAACCGGCCTACCAAAAAGTGAAACCTCGATCACAACAAGCCCGTTGCCCTTTGCACCGCCGGAGACCAGTTCCGCACGATTGCCAGCGAATGGACCATCCGCAATGCGAGCCCACCGAACACCAATAAACTTGCGGTGAAAATGCTCGTAATCGTATTCACCGTCTTCGGCTTTCGCTCTGAAAACAAAGACCTTTTCAGCACTAACCAGAAATGGCGTTTCATAGCCACCAAGGATCGAAACCACATTATCGAAGCTCAGTAGTCCTGCAAGGCATTCGTTCGAAATCAAGCATCGTGCAAGCACGTAACCATTCATGACGGGCTGCTGTTTGGCCGGAATGACTCGATGCTGCCGACGAACCACTGGCCCCATTTTCATGGGGACAAGCACTTCGATATTTTCTTTTTCGAGCGATTCCCGCACCAAAAGTTCGCGTCCTGACACCACCTGTAGCACCAGCCAAGGAGAATCATCGCCCACACGATTCGCAGCTGCAGCCCTCATTCGAGCTATTCTTCGACGCTCAGCCAGCACCTTGTCGATAGCGCAGGCTTGTTCGAATGTCGGCTGTCTGGAGAAAGCGTCCGCAATCTGTTTTGCGTCAATTGCCATCATTTTCACCCAATCCCCTCAGTGCGATTTCGAAACCATTCAAACCGTCCGGCCCACCAGCCGGGAAATAAGCCCACTCGGCATTGCCGGGATCAGGGAACCATGGCCAGCCTTGCTGGCTGTGGAAATCGGCCCATGCCTTCCACTCGTCGCCGCCAATGCGAACCTGCACGAGCAAATCCTTGATCGCCTGCAAGCGAGCTGGAACAAGCGCACCGCGCCCACCGGCTGCACGCTCGAAAAGCTCATTGACTGCCGGGAAACCTTGCTTGGCCTGCTTGTCGTGCAGCAGATATTCCTCGGAATAGCGCCCGCTATCGACCAAGCCTTTTTCGATCTGGGTCAAGCCAACAACGCGAGTTGGACCGTTCAGCAAAAGCTCATAGACCCTCGCACCCCACATCTTGCCCAACGGCGCTGCCTGCGCAGATCCGGACTGCTCGACTGCTGCTTTGGCCGGAAGTTTTTCCCAGCGTCTTTCGCGAAGATAAACCGCATAGGAGCAAACCAGCTTCCGACCCGTCGCTTTCGCCGCTTCGACATAGCGCGGAGCTTCATCGACAGCCGCCTGGCGTTCCTCTGGCGTCAGAGACAACCAGACGCGGAAAGCCTCAGGCTCGCTATCGGATATCGCTGTAGGCCAAGCATGGAAACCACGCTTGAACGAACGCTCGACAGATTTCCGGCTTTCCCTTCCATCGTCATCGCTCTCGCGCGCTCTCTCACCTAATGGTTTATCTAATGGTTCTATTACGGTTTGGGCGACATGGTGACACCCGTCGGCGTCGTCAATGTCACCCGTCGGCGCTTCCGTTGTCACGGGTGACACCATGGCACCCGTGACACCATGGCACCCGTCGGCGGCAGGTTTTCCGGCCTGCAAATTATCCAGTGCCCGCATGTCGAAATCGTAACGCGTTGCTTGTCCAGGGCGTCCGCCACCCTCGGCGATGACAATCAGCAATCCCTCATCAACAAAGTCACGCAAAAGACGCTGCACTGTGCGCTCGGAAAGCTCTGTTTCAAGCGCAAGCCGTCCAACAGTAGGCCAGATACCGCGCCCGTCATCATCCGCGAAATCTGCGAGACGGATTGCGAGCATCTTACGGCTCGGCGACCCTAGCTGGGCTTTGAAAAGGCGTGACATGACAGCAATGCTCATTCTGCTGCCTCCAGATATTGAGCGGCAGGCAAACGCCCCCACTGGTCAGCCATTGCGGCTGCTATCCCTGTGAAAAATCGGCTGCGCTCCCGCCAACGGTCAGGACCGGGCGGCATACGATGCACGCGCGCCTCCCTGCCCTCGACGATGTCGGTCGCAGTCAGCGGCGGAAGATTGCGCAGCCAGAAACAGGTCCGCTTGACCTCGCCATGACCAAATTGCCAAGGCTGCACACTCTGCGCTGGCGGCGCATATTTTGTGATGCGCGCCTTGGCATGCTTATGCATGACAGGGTTTTCGACACAAACGCGATGAATGGGCGCGTTCCAGAACGTCGAAAACAGCTCTGCCGCCCCATCCAGCTCGTGCCAGATCTGCTCCACAGTCTTGCCGCGAGGCGGCTTTGTCAGCCAGCGAACGCCGGAATTGCAAAGCCGCGTGCACGGCGGATGCGCGACGATCAACAGATCCCAGCCATCGCGTAGCAGATCCCGCGCATCGCCGATAATATGACGGTTTGTCTTGTCCTCGGCTGGGAGCAGATCGCAGGACCATGCATCATGCCCCGCGTCGAGAAATGCATTGCGTACCGTCCCAGAAAACTCACATGCCACAAGGACACGCAACGGCTTGACCGTGCCGGAATGTATCGTCATCGCCCCACCCTCAGCCACGCCTCGAAATCGGCGCGCAAATCGCTCCACCGATCCGCTGCAGCGGCATCGCTATTCAGTTCTTTTCTTGATTTGATGCGCAGCACGGTGCGCAATGCGTCTACTGCCGATTCAGCCGTCAAAGGCCCCTCAGCACCATGCCGTTCTTCCAGAAAGATCCGGAAGGAAGGCTGATCGCACTTCATGGCAGCTTCCGCCGCGAAGTCCTTCCAAACACGCTGTTTTTTCTGGACAGGCGCAGTCTTGCGAGACGCTGCGATTGCGCGGTCGACGAGACCCAGCAGAAACCCAACCATATCAGGCGCGCTAACCAGAAAATCTATTTCATCTGGCGTTGCAACAGGATGAAAATTCGCGATTTCGATCAGTTCGCCATTACGTGTTTTCGCCTCGACAAACGTCCTGTTGTCGACACAGCAAGGCTGCCAGCGAGCACCATCAAGCGCCCGAAACCTATCCTTGATCTTCCGCAGCTGGTCGGCGTCAGAGGTCATATCGCCTCCAGCCATTCGATGATGTCGATGCCGCAGTTGAGTGCCAACTGTCGTTCCGCATTCGCCCCTTTGGACGCCCGCCACCCCGGCAGCAACACTATGGTGTCGGCTTCCAGGCAGATGAAGTTGCAATATGATGCGAACGCCTGCCGGATCGGGAAAAGCTCCGGTGGACCCTTGTGCGGATATTCGGCAGGATTATAGACGCGATGCCCCGCCAAACGGAGGGCAGCGGCAGCTCTGCGAAAGGCCGGATAGTTGAAATCCGGCAACCCCGTCATCGGCCCGGAAAGATAGATGATGCGCGGGGTTCCCAATGAAGCGATAAAGCAATTGGAGCACATTATGCCGCCTCCGCTTCGTCGGCAGGAGCTTCATACCCCCACACATCCCAGCCGGGACGCTTGCGGCGCGCGTTCAATTCCAGCTTTGGGAGATCCGGATAGAATTTCTCGATTTGCTCGGCGAAATATTCCGGCTTGGCGGAATGCTCGCCTTTCTTTTCGACATAGACCGTCGGCGGCAGCATTTCCGGCAATGGACATGCGACCTCGCCGCGCCTGCCAATAAGCAGCAGCTCATGACGATCCCTGCCCCAATAGCCGGTACCGATATCGACCTTGTCCCAAACCCAGTGATGAACGTAGGTGAAACCGCATGCTTCCATGACCCGCAGCGAATCCGGCAACATCGGATTGGTAGCCCAGAGGAACAATACAGCCGGATGATTGCCGCCGATCAGCTCCACCATCTGGGCCACGATTTCGTCGGTGGTCATCGTCGGATAGTGATTCTCGGCACTCTTTTCGCGCCCCGTCACTTCCGAATGAACCCTAAATTTCCAGGCCGGATCTGCGTAATAGACTGGATAGAGCCGCTCCAGCTTGGCCGGTGCCGTTGCCTTTCCGCGTTCAGCGGTCAGCGCCATTTCGGTAAGCCTGACAGCATGGCGCACTTTCTGTTGCTGGGCGCGAATGCTCTTGTTCTCGACCTTGATACGCTTTTCTTCCGCCAGGGCGCCCTCGACCCACGCAATTTGTGCCACATCCGACGGCAGAGCCTTGAGGCGATCCAGTGACACGCCGTTATCGAGCCGGGTGCCGCGCAACTTGTCCAGCGCTGCCTTGCAGATTTTCTCGCCGCGCTCAGCATCGCGTCGAATGCTTCGCTCTGGCTTTCCGGTCAGTTCAGCCGTGGCAGCAACAAAACTCTTACGCTCTGCCCGGTCGACCAAGTGGCCAACCTGGCCGCTTGATTTGCGGTCGCCACCGTGGCCCGTTTCCGGATATTTCAAGAGGTAAAGTTCCTTACGCCGGAAAACAAACATAGCGCGGTCAGCTGGCGTCAGCTCGGCACGAGCAAGATTCTCGTCGATCTCCCAAAGCTCGGCATCAAGCGCACTTTCCTTGCGCACAAATGCGGGGATTTCCTCCCAACCAAGCGCCAGTGCAGCAGCAAGTCGGTGGGCACCTGCCGACAGAATATAGCGTGGCGCATCCTTCCGCCTGCTGTCATTCACCCGAACCGTGATCGGCGTCCGCAAGCCCAGATCTGCAAAGGACGGTTTCAACGCCTCGACTTTCGCAGGATCCACATCGCGCAGGCGCTTGCCCGTATCAATATCGGCTATCCGGATAATTTCAGGTACTAGCGCGTCCATGTCACCGCCCCGCAAGAAACAGAAAGAAGATGAGAAAAGCCGCGACGGGTGACTCAGCAACCAACGCGGCACAAACGATCAGCGCGACTTCGCGCGGTGGGAAACGGACGATCATGGGCCGATCCGCCGAAGCGGCTCCCTGCCGTGCAACTTGCGAAAATCGTCGCGCAACTCAGCCAGCTTTTCCCAGCCCATGACCTGCCAGCGTCCATCGACCCGCTTGACGGCAAAGCGATTTCCCTTGCGCCGAACCTCGACGCCAAAACTCTGCAATTCATATTGCGTGGCATCAAAACTGGACCTGACACCGGCTTCGAAACGACGGGGCCCGCCGTGGTCAGCCAACCATTGCTCGACGAGCGAGGAAACAGCGGTCATTTCCCCGCCTCCAAACGCCGCAAGACGCCTTCAAGCGCCCGGATAGCCTCACGCACTTCCTTGGTGATTTCCCGCCTTTCCCCGGCGTCAATGCGCCCATCTTCCAGCGCCGTCACGATTGATTTCGAAACGTCCATCGCCTCGGACATAACGCGATGCGCGTCCATTTCCGTGAGGGGTGCACTGTCTGGGGATTTTCCCGTTGCTATCGATGCCGGAACCAACTCATATCCGAGCAATCCGGCTGCAGCCTTTATGATCGTCGGCGCTTGTGCGCGCCGGTCAACCTCGACCGCGACATCAATTGGCATGAAGCTGTCGCCATGTTCCTCCCCAAACGATGCGTATTTGGAAAGCGTAGACACGCCGACACGGGTAAAGGGAACGATGCAGGAAATGCCGCCCGACGACATGTATGCGCCGTCGGTAGCTGACTTGAGGGAACGCTGTTCTTGCTCGGAAATTGTGCGCACGGAAACACCCCTGAAAATTTCAAGGAAAAAAGTTCGTCAAAGGATTCGATGAAGTTGGTCAGCCCAGCCGGTACGACTGAGAAATCAAATTAACCAGGTGGCCCACAGGCCGAGGAAACGACCGATGATTTCATTACACCGCACTCCCCAGAACAGAGGAAGCCGGGGCGCGTCCGGCGTCGTCCTTACGGCGCGCCCCGGCTTTTACGCCCGATGGGAGGATATCAGGCGATTGGAAACTGGTTGCAGGAGCGGGATTCGAACCCGCGACCTGTTGGGTATGAACCAACTGAGCTACCGCTGCTCTATCCTGCGATAAAGAAGCTGGAGCGTCCGAGGGCGGCAGGGACGCTCCAGCATCGCCCGCAGAGGAACCAACGGGCGAATTCGTTTCAGTATCAGGCCTAAACACATCATCCGGCCAAACAGCATCGTTCGGCCAATGATTGGAGAGCCATCGCAAGGCACCATTAAGACGAGAGACCGTTAGATCGCCGCCATTCCGCAGCGAACCAATCTTTTTGCTATCTCCAAACAAACGACTGCTTACGGTTTTGTCCTGCAAATCCGTCGCACGCTTGTAGCTATCGATAAGGATCAAAAGGTGCTCAATCTCAATCATGAGCAGAAAATCGGTTATTTTACCGAAAATGTCAATCAACCAATTCGGTTTTCTTATCGATACTCTGGAAAACCTGGATTCGGTAATATTACCACTATGTTATCAGATGTACTAAACCGGATCCAAAAGCGGCTTGACGCTATCGGCCTCAAAGAATCACGCGCTGCGACTTTGGCAGGATTAAGCAATTCGGCCATAAGGAACATGAGACGCGCTGTTGCGGCAGGAAAAGATCAGGGGGCTTCAATCAAGACGCTTGAGAAGCTCGCACCTGTATTGGGAACAAACGTCGCATGGCTTTTAGAAGGTACAGGCAACGAGGAAGGTGATTTATCTCCCGCCGCCATCGCCGACGTGCCTCTTGTGTCATGGGTGAGCGCCGGTGAACTTACACATCAAGATCCGGTAGTCGACCTTGACGACTATCCCACAGTTCCAACGGTTAATTTACCAGAGGGGAATTGGATAGCGCTAAGAGTCGAAGGGCCATCAATGAACAAGATCAGCCCTCCAGACTCCATAATTTTCGTTAACCTTAACGACAAGCGCCTCGTACCAAACGGCTGCTATGTCATCTGTGATGAAACAGGTAAGGCAACCTACAAACGCTATCGCCCTGGCGAAGAACCACAATTCCAGCCAGCCTCATATGAAAACATTCAGCCGCCCCACTTGGAAGGCGCGATTAACGTCATTGGTCGAGTGAAGCGATCAATTATCGACATGTAGACCCCTGACCCCGCCCAACAGGCGGGGTTTTTGTTTGCTATGGCGAATAAGTGATTCGGTTCTTAAACCGAGCTTATTGAATTTAAATTCGGTAATTTTACCGAGACCTATTGCAAATCGGTTATTTTACCGATATCGATATAGTGCCCCCAACGGAAAGCCGGTGGCGCTAGATCGGGAATGAGCACAAGCGCCATCGGTTCTCCCATCTCTAACGGAGAAGCACGATGATCCAGTACCAAACCGCACCAATTGCCAAGCCAGCGCCACTCTGCGCGCAGAGCATCATCGGCAAGCTTGCCGACACGATGCTGGAAATGGCCTTTTCCGGCCAAAACGTCACCCCAGAAACATTGGAAAGCTACGGATTTAGCAAGGATGTTGTCGAGCGTTATGGCGCACGCGCCACTGCCCTCGCCCGCCGTCGCTCAATCCGCAGGATCGAACGCTACATCTAAGTAGTAGTCCGGTCCTTCCAGATCGCGGAGGGTGGCATGGCAGAGCAGTTCAATATCAGCCCGCATATGACGGCAGCGGATTTCGATTGCCCCATTCGGAATACATATCTCGGACAGGCGCATATCGCCGGAACGGGACCGGAAGGGACAACCTGCCGCCAGTGCAAGCACTGGGGCAAGACAAAAGTCGTCAAGGACGAACACGGCAACTATGTCGAAAAGTTTGCCCCCCCCAAACGGAATGGCAAAAAGCACAAGCTGTTTCCGGGCGAGCCAAAAGACGCCTACTGCCTCAAGCCCATCCTCAACAAAGCAAAGCGAGCCATCCCGCATCGCGCGTTGTCGTGCCGATTTTTCGAGCCGAACGAAAACCCGATGCCCATTCTCACCGGTAAGGATGCGTAACCATGCAGGATAATCACGAGTTCAAAACCGAGACAGGCGGCTTTCACCTGCCGACGGCATACCAGAGTGAGGACAACGATCTGAATTTCATGATCGTGCTGTCCACCCTGATTGCATGTGTCGCCTGCGCAGCCATTCTGGCATCGCGAATTTTCGGCTGATCGACCGAATTTTATGGCCCGTTGGTCAGATCAGGGAGAGCGGCAGGCCATAGCGGACGAAACCCGCGATGCCGTTCTCGATACGATCTTTAACCAATGGCGCGAGATCCGCACATCCGGCGCGTCTGCCGAGGACGCCCTGGACGGCTTGACCGAAGGCCTGCTGGCAGCGGTCGCATCACTCATCACCACAGTAACCGTGCCGGAGAGGCGCGAGGCAATGCCGCGATTAGCGGCAAACCGATTGATTCATCAGTTCAAAATCACCCGCGAGAGGGGCTTGGATCCGCATGACTAAGATTGTCGCATACAAAGGCTTTGACGCCGAGCTGCGCTGCCGTGGCTTCCAGTTTGAATTAAACAAGAGCTTCCAACACCAAGGCGGCGTCGTCGCTTGCGAAAGCGGTTTCCATGCCTGCGAATACCCTCTTGATGTGTTCGGATATTATCCTCCAGCGAGCAGTCGTTATGGAGAGGTAGAGCTTTCCGGCGATACCAGCAAGGAAGGTAAAGACACCAAAATTGCAGCCGCCGAAATCACCATCAAAGCCGAATTGAAGATCCCGGAACTGATTGCCGCAGCCGTGCGCTACATCGTCGACCGTGCCAAGCGGATCGATGGCCAACATGCAACCGGCGAAAGGGAACTGATTGAGGTTCGGGGCGACCGAGCGATTGCGACCGTATCGGGACATTGGAGCGCTGCCACCGCAACAGGGATCCAGAGCGCTGCCACCGCATCGGGAGACTGGAGCGCTGCCACCGCAACGGGATACCAGAGCGCCGCCACCGCATCGGGGAACCGGAGCGCTGCCACCGCATCGGGGAACCGGAGCGCTGCCACCGCAACAGGGATCCAGAGCGCTGCCACCGCATCGGGAGACTGGAGCGCTGCCACCGCATCGGGAGACCAGGGCGCTGCCACCGCATCGGGAGACTGGAGCGCTGCCACCGCAACAGGATACCAGAGCGCTGCCACCGCAACAGGGATCCAGGGCGCTGCCACCGCAACAGGGATCCAGGGCGCTGCCACCGCATCGGGAGACTGGAGCGCTGCCACCGCATCGGGAGACTGGAGCGCTGCCACCGCAACAGGGATCCAGAGCGCTGCCACCGCATCGGGAGACTGGAGCGCTGCCACCGCATCGGGGAACCGGTGCGCTGCCACCGCAACAGGA